AAGCTATACTACTGGCGCGAGGGTCGTGGAGTCGAAACAGAGGAGAAGTTATCTAGGCTTAGAGAAAAGGATTAGATATCTCACTTATCTCACTCTTCTTCTTAATCATTACATAGGGAATCGAATACAGGTCGTCTGGGTGTATCTTACTCAGAAGATCGTCTCTACCATACTTCTTCCTGCTATACATCTTATACATGCAGTCCTTCGGGGAATTCACCATGGTATCAAAATCAACCAACTTATCTACCAAATCTATCAAGTCCTTTTTTGTAACAATCTGAAAACTATCTTTCCTCTCAAAAGCAAAGTGCGTCGCACTTCCATAAAGCCATCCGTCATAGCCCCCTACATTCTTGAACTCTATCCAGAGAGTAGCTGGGTCTTTAATGGACTTCACATCAACATCCATACTTAGATTACATCTGAAATCTATGTGATCGAACTGACCATTATCTACACCAGTAAGCTCTATATTAGAACCAAAAAAGCCATCCAAAGCATTTTTAAATTCCTGCTCTGCATTGGCTCCCTGTTTACTGGCTTTGCCAGTTTTGTCGAATTCATTTCTATACATAAAAAAGATGCCTCTCCCCCGACTCGGCTTGCTCAACTCGGCTTGCTACAACGTCAAGGGAAAGGACTTTTTATATCGGGATTAATAAGGGAAGGATACGAAATAAACCCACCTGCCATAGATTACTCTAATGACTTACCGATAAACTAACTATTTCTAGAACGATTTTTCCTCTTTGTTTGAATACGAAGATTTTTCCTAGCAGTATTGCGAGGGTTGCGGTCTTTGTGATCTACATCTTTGCCCCTCAGTTTAGACTTACCGACAGCCTTTACCATCTTACGTCTGGACTTTTTGCGGGCATCATTGCGCTTCCTCTGCTCTGGTTTGCTTTGATAATTATCGTATTCTTTTCTGTAGTTTCTAGCCATAGGTGACAATTATATCACAAATTCTTTTATTCCTTGGTATCTTGGTTACAAAGGATTTTCTCCTGCAACCTAGATATCTTATTTTTCATCTTTTCGATATCTAAGTTAAGCGTTTCGTTCTGCTTTGACAAGGCATCGCACGCTTTTGTCATAGCATTTAATCCCCTTACGAGGACTTGTTCGGTATCTGGTTTGAATAACATTGCTGAATCTTTGTGTGCCATATTTATTATAGTGAGTTAGTTGGTTGTTTAAGAAGTGCTTGGACTGACTGCTTGAGTTGAGCCATGTCCTCCTGCATCTTTAGAATTAAGTTCATTAACTCCATGGGAGTCATTTTATCTAGATCGGTTTTTTTTAACATTAGTGAAATCTCCCTATTTGGTTTACGAATTTAAAAGTTCCCTTTACATCTCTCTCACCCTCGCGGTTCTTGGCTACGTTGTAATCCATCGCCAAGTATGAAGTTCCTTTGGGGTCTACGGCTCTTGCGCTATCGATATCTCCACCTTTGGGATACATGAGTAGAACAATGTCCGCATCGTTTTCGATATCACCAGAATCCTTTAGATCGTATAGGACAAGACCCGTATCTCGCATCGCACCAGTTCTATTAATCTGAGCCAAGAGTATAACAGTTACGTCCAACTCCATAGCCATCTGTTTGATTCCGTGAGACGCTTGAGATATGCCCTCGTGCTTACTGAGCTTGTGATCAAAGGGGATTAATTGTAGATAATCTACGACAACAACTTGTATGTTGTGCTTGCGCTTCATCATGCGAGCCTTAGAGCGAAGGTCATCGATACCTCTGACATAGTGCTCAGTATATATGGGAGCCTTGCCAACTTTATCTATAGCCTCGTCCACTGCCTTCATCTGTTTGGGGCTTGCGACCCCGTCCGAATAGAGCTTTAGATTAACTGCGGATGCAGTCTGAGTTATTCTCTTGGCTAGCTGGTTGGCTGGCATCTCGAAACTAAATATAAGACTAGGTATATTGTCCGTAATACTGGCGCGCAGGACTAGGTTCAATGCTAGTTGGGATTTTCCGCAGGAAGTTGGAGCCGCGATAACACACACTTCACCCCTGCCAATGCCACCCTCATCTAGCTTCTCATCCAAGTGACCAATACCCGTGGGTATCTTGTTGGCTACATAAGTTCCGTCCAGCATACTGTGAAGCCTATCCTTGAGTTCATTGGATGCGGTTTCCAGAGTGTTAGATTCCCCACTGTCCGCCATTATCTTGCGGAGTTCGGATTCAGTGCTGGAAGTTATGTCAGCTAAGTCCATACCCTCGCTTAGATTCTCTAGCTTTAACTTATACATCCTGTCCAATTGGCGTGCGCGACTCTTGTTGCGAACAATCTTGGATGCAGTTATTCCAGTTATAGGAGTGCAGGGATTTCTCATTATTTCAAAAATATGTGGAAGACCACCTACAGTATCCAAACAATTAATCTTCCTTAGCTCATCCGCTAGGGTAACCTCGTTGGGTTCTTGACCAGCATTGATTATACGACCAAGGCAATCAAAGATCATAGCATTCTTATGATCGTAAAAATCCCCAGCGGAGAGTGTCCTAGATATCTCGTCAAAGACATCTGAATTTTGCACAGTCAAGCAACTGGCTATCACAGAGGATTCTGCCTCTGGAGCATGGATATCTTCCATTTGACTAGGAGCTAGCTTCTAGGGATTTGTTGTGGCTTGAACGAATCTTGGCAACAGTAGTTCTGGAAATTCCATAGTGTTCAGCCAGTAGTTCGTCTGGAATAACTTGACTGCTGACAATTGTCCTTCTCATCTTGTCAGTAATGTTTACTCTCTTGTAGACCTTGGCTTCCATCCAGTCCTGTAGTGACTGACCTTTTATCAGCCCCATCTGCTTGCCCCACTCAATATCCTTGGGAGCCTTGTCCCAGAATTCTTTGGAGATTTCTTTGTCCTCTGGCATACTGAAGTTCCTATCGTAAGCCTCTCTGTAGTTCTTTCTATATATATCAATATAATCCATTTTTATTATTTGGGTTTTATTATTGGGTTAGATCATCAAGTTCCTGCGGAAGCAGTCCTCTGTCAATCATGTATTTCGTTTTTTGCCAGCAAGCTATGTTCCATAGCACTGCTCCAAAGTGATCTTCGTCTGTCCTGCCCTCCATTAGAGACCACAGGTGACGATGGGATGCGTCGTAGTATCTAGATAATGGGATTCCTTTTTCCCAGTTACCTTTGCCATACTTAGTTGCCCCGTCCTCAAAGCGTTTTGCTAGGGATCGAAGAGCGCAGGTTGGAATCAATGATGGGTATCCTTTCCCTTGCATTGCATCTCTGACTGCGCCAGTAGTAAAATTTGTCATCGCCCCACTGGACGGAAGTTTATTATTTTCGGAAGTTACCATTTTTATTATTTTTAAATTTTGGTGGAGGTGGCTGGAGTTGAACCAGCGTGCTTAGATTTATTAGATATCTAAGTCGAAACCATACACCCCCAACTGTGATTTAAGTTTGAACCCCTTCCCATTCTACGGATGGGTCTGCTCTTGTGAAATTTCTAAGAGGAGTCGGAGCTTAACTCATGGAGTCCCGAAGACTATTTGCCCATGAGCACAAACCTAAATCGCGTGTAGAAAAAAGTGGGATCAAAGGAAGAAAGACAAATAAAAACCCTTGACCCCACAATTATATTTTAACTGGGGCTAGTTAAAACGGCTCGCTTGAAGCAACCACTGACTGATCCTTGGCTACCTTTTCCTTTACGGAAAGCGAGTAGAAGGGTTTGCCCCCCTTGGATTCTTTTTTCCAAGCGTTGATGTAAAAGTCTTTACCCTCTACATTGATTGTCCCGCCCAAGTCTGGATGGGTTTCTTTTTCCTTGCGGTCATTCTTGAAGATTGCTCCGCGATTAGTATTATCATACTGTTGTTCAGCCATATTTATAGTCTCCTATATTAGTGTGTTATTAGTTGTAGCCACCTTCTTGGTAGCTGGAGAGTCCTTACCATGCTTGTTGGTTTTGTCTGGGTCAAGCGCGGAATCCGAAATACATAAAAGATTTCCTAGCGCACGCTTGGAGCTATAAGATGCAGACGACCCAGTGATCTGAGCTACGTCCATACCTTTTTTCTCTAGTGCTTCTCTTGCGAATGCAGAAGCCGAAGCGAATGGTGTGTTATCCTGTGCGAGCATCACTGTGGTCTTGACGTAGACGCGACCAGCCAGCTCAACCATCTCGTCATTAGATACAAGAGCCACTTCGTATTTAGCAAGGATGGGTTTAACTGCTTCTAAAATATCTTCGGCACTGCGATAAGTGTAGTTACCAAAGTTATTGCGTTGACCCTTGGGAGCTTTGAGTTCCGATTGGATCAATTGTAGTATGTTGTTTTTATTTTCCATGATTAGTAGTAAGTTTACGATATAACACTGTGCGCTGTTTTGAGTTAGTGCAAGCTTTTATTTCACTTTTTTTTGCTCCAAGTTTCTTTAATGCAAACACTTGATCGTGAACGACTAAACGACTAAATCGTCCAGATAATTGCTTGAGACCCACGGGATGAAGAACATTTGTGCATTCTTTTTCTAGGTAGTTAGCCATGTTTCTGAGTATAGCTGGTAGGCTTTCGGAGGAACTTGTTCCAAACCTTCGGAAACTATTTTCTACGCGACCCAAGAACGTATTGCCCTCCATGGATACCACGCCTCTGACCATGCCAGTTTTGTGATCGTGATCCACGCAGGGATTAAAGCATCCAGTCTGCATTATTGGACACTTCTTTGGGAGGTTCTTCTCTCTGTATTGGGCTAACTGGGAATATTTTAGATACGTCATGTTCTTCTGTTGTTAATAATTGGATTCTCATCCCGCGCTTAGTTGCGATTATATCTTGATTTTTTTTCTGGGCTTTCCCAAATGCAAACTTGAATGCGGTTTTTTCATCTTTTGCCACCTTCCAACAGCAATAGGTTGAATCATCCTCACCCAAGTGTTTGTATGTAAATAGATATGCGTTCATTACATGAAGTCCATCCAGTAGATTTCCGCAGTGAGTTTAAATCTCTCAATACCCTTTTGCATCTGCTTCCAAGTCCATTCCTTATGGTAATGTTTTTGGGTTTTTATATCCACACAGACGCTCATGATCGTTGGTAGATATTCTAAGTCCCACATCCTAGCAAGCATCCAGCTTTCAATAGCCAACTGAGTGCAGTCCTTCTTCTCGTAGAACTTTCCTCCGCGACCCTTGCAGTCCCTACACTTGTAGTCCGCCATGAAATACTTTCCGTCCGATAATCTACCAATGAAGTCCACTGATCCAGCAACTTTAATCTCATCGTCCCAAGCGATTAACTCGCTGGCAATGGGTTCAATGTTCTCGTCCTCAATATATTTAAGGAAGGGTTCAGCCCATGCGTCCCATTCGGAATCCAACTTGGGTTTCTTGTTAGATAATATAGCATTAGTATGATCCTCTAATCTACCATGAACTGTTGTCCCGAACTCCGAGGATGTAATCTCATCTCCGTTTACTGGAGATACTCGCATCCCATATTTGCGTATCTCAATCTCACGCTGGCTGGCTTCTGGAAACTCCCTAGCCAACTTTATATATTGCTCTGGAGACCAGATGCCGTCCAAGAAGGGGTCTTTTATTATTCCCATCACAGTAGTCACTGATGGATAAGCTCCGAGCTTTCTAGCTTGGGCTGGTGTGTTTGCCTTCGTTAAGAAGGGTTCCTTGTCGCAATCGTAGAAATGACTCATGTGCTTATCGCTGTGTATGCATATTTGTCGGCTTCCTTTTGAAGACTATCTAAGGCTTCTTTTTGAAGGGAATCCGCAAGAAAACTTTTGAGTAATCTTTTCTGCTCTTGAAGCTCATGGCGTTCTTCCTCTAGGCGATCTATCTTGGTGGAAAGGATTTTGGATTCTTTGCGAATCATTTCAATCCTTGTTTTTGTGCGCTCAACTAGAGCACTGATGCTTTCTTCATTTTCCATAATTAGTAGGGGTTCGTTGTTATAATATTATTATCTAATGGTATTGGTGTTGCAGTTTTGCGATTGGTTATCGCAGTTTTGTAATTGGGTTTTGCAGAATTGCGAATGGCTTTCTGCCAGTATTCACTGCCCTTAACTTCCCCAGCAAGGGAGTCCGAAAGAGAATATCAGCGAGTCTTATCATACGCCCTTCTATTGAACGAGTCAGAGACCAAAGCACCCTTCTTTTCGAGAGCCTTGAGTGATCTCCATACTTGTTCATAAGAAAGGCATTTGAAAACATTTTGCCAGCCCTCTCTTGAGTTAAACGTCCAATGTCTGTCCCCGTGAAGATTTCTTCCGTCCTTCTCGTTGATGAGAACATAGAATATAATCTTGTGGAGCACCACGGCTTCTTTGAGTCCGTATTTGGATGCATGGTCTTCATTAAACATCAGCATGGGGATACAACTTTTGCGTTTTTGCGTCTTGAGCGTAGTATTCTTCTCGCTGATAGTGCATGTCCATTATAAACCAGATGCCCTCCATGAGAGAATCACGATTATCATAGGGATAGTCACAGAACTTAGTAGCATTCTCGTAGTTGTGGAACTCAATGCGAGCATCGCCCTCTGATGGATGACCAATCATCTCCCACTGGATACAGTGATCTTTGATGAAATCCAGAACTTGCTCTGTGCTATAGGGTTCCTCTGAGATTAACTCAATATCCCCAACTACATTGGATTCGATAACCTCGGATTCCTGCACTCCGTCATGATAGCCCTCCGATGCTCTATCAAGTGCTTCGCCTTCGTTCTCGGCTTCCACTGTTACCCACTCCCCATAGAGAGTTGATAGTAATACTCTATACTTTTTTAGTTTTCGCATTTTATCTTTCATTTTATTCCTTTTGTTATTTTGTTTTTGTTTTTGAGTTTACCAAATCTGTTATTGCCCACTCAATGTTGTCCCAGCTAATGCCGTAATTGGCATCATGATTGTGTTCAACCGTCATCAAGACATCATCAGCTTCTTCAGAAGTTAGCTCGACGTTCATGTTTTTTGCGGTCTGTAGAACATCTTCCGTAGACCATACGATACATATTTCCATTTTTATTCCTTTTGTTATTTTGTTATTGTTTATAAGAAAGGTATATATTTGACCCACTTGTCCTTGGCTTGCAAGACAAATTGTTCCAAGTGCGCTAGGTCTACATCATATATAGGCTTGTTGGATTGTATTGAGACGAATCCATCAAATCTACCATAGCTATCAGCAAGAAAGCAAACGCCCACGTTACAGCGTTCCCCTTGTTCGTTATCCATTTCTATTGAGCAGGTGTGTTTCATATTTCCGTAGGTTTGCAGTTTTGCGAATGGGTGTCAAGGGTTTTATAAAAAAAGATTACCAGAACTTAGGATCGGAGTATGTCCATAGCTGTTTTTACCCTGTGTATGCGCAAGGATTCGGGGTATCATGGGGGCTAGGAATCGTTTTGATTTTCTCTGAGGGGTAGGGCTAGGGTTAGGATCGGAGTTTGTCCATAGTGTCCATAGCATCGCAGATTTTTGGTCGCCCCGTCCCGCCTGAGTCCCGCCTTAGATTTCTTGTGAGCGGGCACAAAAAAAGCCCGCACTGGGCACAAAATTTCTTGTGAGTGGGCACAAAAAAAGCCCACACCCCGAAGAGTGTGAGCTGTGAGCTGTGAGCCTGAGCTGTGCTTAGATAGGGTTAGATAGGGTTAGATATCTAAGTCCCTCTCTTTCCTAAGACATTCGTGCTCAAAGGCTTCCATGTCATCCTCGTCTGGTAGATGATCGAAGGAATTGTTAGCATCCCTGTAGCCGACATCCGCTTTGGGATAGTGCTTCTCTGCCTCGGAGAGTTCGTCGTATGTATTGATGAAACGCTTGCGAGTCTGACCAGCTAGCACCGATGATCTGGGATAGGTATCGAATTCGTAAACGCTCCACCCTCCGTATCTACCTCTCTCTATCGTTATATCTTTATGCGACACGGAGCTTGCCCTCCTTTCTGAAACGCTTGTTCAGTGCCTTCTTAACGGTAGCACGTTGCCCCGCCTTCCAGTTGTAGTGACGTTTGCCGACGATGACATCGACCTCTTCTCCGCTTTTTAGTATTTGTTTCATGTGTCTTTCTTTCTATTTGTAGAAGATGTGCCGACCAATGATGGCGGTCACCTTCATGTGTTTGTTCCAGTATGGGTTGCAGTAGTCTGCATGGTAGTGGTCTGCTCCGTCTGTGAAGTTGGTTGCAGAGTCCATAGTGATTAGAAAAGCCTCACCCCATCTGGAGTGAGACTTGGCTTTGGCTATCTGTGCGGATACCTGCATACCATTCCAGCATGAAAACTGGAATGGCTGAAGGCAGACATCGCGCTTAGATATCTTACGCTTGGCTGATCGATTGACGATGACCTCGTGCACTGCTTCCATGGCTCCCAAGGAGTGCTCGCCACCAGCTTCCAGTATGATGGTAGCGGTGACGATCTCCGTTGGTGTTTGAGCTGGGGATGTGAGCGAGGATGCCAGCCAGATGACAAAGATGTAGAATATGATTTCCATTGTTTGTGAGTTCATATTAATCTTTCAAGACCTCCCTCATCAATCTGCGAGCAAGCTCAGTTGCATCCTGTGCGATCACACTGCGAGCGAAGTGCCTGTTCATGCGAGCACGACCCTCGTTCAACTCGTCGGCATCTGGTTCGATGTATGACGCGATCATGTCGAGACCCATGTTGCGATACGCTTGGGTATCGATGTCCCTCGTGCGCAGTCTGCTATCAGTGAAGATCACCGACGTAGTGCTACGCTTGATCACTGGCAGGAATCGTCTGATGCATTGCATCACACCCTCGGCATTGCCGTCCACTCGTAGATTGTTAATCCACTGGTCGGTTTCAGTAGTGATGCGTCTGCTCTGTGCCTTACCACCCATCACTGTAGTGAGCAAGATATCTAAGTCGATCTTGCCATCCCTAGCCAGCTTGCGGAAGGCTAAGACAAACTCCTTGCCACCATATTGATTCCATGTGGAATCCATCGATCCGCTTGTGTCCACTACGAGTGTTACACTGCGCTTACCATGAGTGCGTCCGCGATTCAAGAATGACTTCTCACTACCCTGCATTGCCTGCTGGGGATGTATCCGATTTCCGAATACGCTGAGTTTGTTCTTAATGATCTTGGCATTCTCAATCACTGCATTCATGGCGCGAGCGATACGAGATATCTGATCTTCATTCATGGCGCGGTTGCGATGCCTCCAGTTTGTGCGCTCTTGGCTGGGAGCACGATCATCACCGATGACATCCTTCAAGTCATCCTCCTGCTTAGATTTTTCAGATTTATCTAAGTTAGGGTCTTCCTTGCCATTGATGCTATCATCACCGATCTCTGGCATCTCGTTGCCGAAGATTTTAATCCACTCAATCAAGACGGGAATCAAATCCATGGATGTCGCACAAGCGATTGCTCTGCGGTAGAAGTCGAGCACGATGAGACGAGTCTTCTTCTGCTTACCTTGATACAACATGGAGTCAGCTCCGAGCCACTTGGGCACGTATGCACTTGGTTGCTTCTTGATGCCAGCTTCATTCGTGCGTATCGCAAAGAAGAGTGAGATGGCTACGTTGTATGCTTCCTTGATCTCTTGGAAGTTTGTCCATCTGAATGCGCCATCGCCATCCTTTCGTGTTGCGCTTAGATATTCGATGCGTGCGTCTTCAAATAGATTCCAGATGCGGAAGGGAATCTTGTTCGCTTGGCACGCCTCAAAGACATCATTAGATCGATCACTGAGGATGCCATGCTCCGTCTCATGACGAATCACTCCCTCAATGAATTTCTTCATCTTCTTCTCGTCGTGCTTTACGTCCAGCTTGCAGAGATCATCCAGTCGAGTGCCGCATCGTATGATGTGCTTGTCGCTGGCATGATCGAATCTCCAGCAAGCAGTGGGCACACTGGCATCCACGGAGAAGTCATACTTGTAGCCAGTCATCTTGACCATGCGTGTGAGCACGCCACCCTTCTGGGTAGCGGTGATGTTGCGCTTACAAAAACGTCGAGCGCGTTCAATTACATTTAACATATTCATTGGTAGTCTTTCTATTTAATTTTGATTCCGTTTTGGTAAAACACTGTGACCTTTGTGATGCCATCAGCGTGCGTCTTTTGTCCATATCCATGTCGAACATCGTTGCTATATTGACCAGCAAACTCTGCTCCATTGGGATATGTTTTGATGCCAACTCCATGGCGCACTCCGTTTACAAAGTGCCCCATGAATTTGCATCCATCTGCGAGTGTGATCTTCTTGAATATCTTATTCATTGGTAGTCTTTCTATTTAAGTTAGATAATCTAAGCGAGGAGACCAGCGAGTTGCTTCACTCCTTTGGCACTGTCTTCGATGATATCGCCAGTGTCCGAATTCCACATGAGCAGTGCGTCCATGCCATTGGCTCCCAGCCATTGGCGCACACCCTCGTCCGTTGCGTCCGTTGCATGAGTGCAAGCGCGCTCTAGATCGCGGATGCTCAATGGCTTCTGGAGTTGACCAGTGCCATGCATCTTCCTGCTCAATCCCATGGCTTCAGTGAAGCGATCTGCTAGCTTGTCCGCATCTGCAATGGCATACGTGTCGGCAACGCTCTCGCTGATAGCCTTAACGATGCTCGCATCGTAGCGCACATGCTTGAACAGGAAGCGATCCATGAACGCCTCTGGTGGTTGCACGCTGGACAGATTGGTAGCGCACACGATGTGCAACTTGTCTGTCGAGCACTCCAGCTTTTCTAGCACGCCAGCATCATTCTGCTTGGTGGTCAGCTGATAGACGAGATCGCCTTGTGCGTTGCGCTGGGGAGCGAGGAAGGCTAGCATCGCCTCCATGGTAGTCGGAGACATACGGAAGACTTCGTCCATGAAGAACAGCGTATTCTTGCCATCCTTCGCGGAGCGCACTGCTTCCGCAAGTGTGCCGTCCGTAGTGATGAAACCACCCTCCTTCTTAGGAGTGCAGTTGCCTAGCAACATTGACCACTCGTCCATGTCCCCACTGCATCCATGAGTGAGGAATGTATCGTATGATCTGCCCAGCAGACCCACACTGTAGGATTTGCCATAGGATGGCGGAGCACTGATGCAGACCTTAGTAGGATTTTCACTGCCAGCCACGTAGTATGGCGCGATCAACTCCAGTATTGGATTCGATCCAGATGCAACTGCAGTTGCCAGTGGTAGCCGACTGTTGGTCGATCCGTTCATCGCCTTGGCAATCTTGTCCAGCGTCTCAGTGAGCGGAGCCAGCTTATCTACCTTGTCCTCCAGATCATTCATTACGGGCACGACATCCACTTTGATCACATCGCGCACAATGTCATTCACTGCATCCTCGTCCAGCCCTGCATTGGAGCCTTTGAGCAGGAGATCGATGGCATCGCGTTTAGCTTGTTCTTCCGCACTGGTCGTGCTGGGCACACTTGTCGCTGGCGTTTCGCTCGCTCTGAAGTCAGCGATCACTGCATCTGGCTCATCTCCCAGATAGTTGACGTATTCTCTGAGCTTCTCAATCGTTGCGAATTGCAACTCCTTGCCAGAGATCGGCAGTGTTCCGCGATCAGCATGGTTGTTGATGTGCTCAATTAGGATTTTGTTGTTTGGTTTCTTTTTCATTTTTGTGTCTTTCTCTATGGTT